CTCTTGGATCATCAGCACGGTCATTTCCATCACGCTCACGCATCTCATTTATCGTGAACTGACCTGATCCAATAGCTTTATCACCAGCTTCAACCAATTCTTTGAACCCAACGACTTTAATCATCGTCGTATCAACTCGTAAGTAATTACCTGCTAGATACTCAACCATTTCATAGATGGACGCATTGAAAGCGTCTTGAATGAGTTCAGCAATAAAATTAATTTCGAACATCAAAAAAGCGTCCACCTGATCCGATAAACCACTCATATCTCCTTTGAGTAAATTTTTCGGAACGTGAAACGCTGCTGCTGTCATTTCAAAAATATCATCTATTAAATTTTTAATATCTCTTGAATTAGATTGTGCATTTCCAGAAATATCATCTAAGGTATACCCTTCTTGAAGTTGAAATACTGCACCAGCATTATCAGCTTCCATAAATTGTTTGAACTGGGCAGTCATCATTTCATTGATTTCTGCTTGTGCAGTACCGTCTTGTGCTCTAAAAAGATTCCCCTTCATCACTAAGCGTTTTGCATTAGACCGCTTATAAACGTTCATCGCACTTGATATCAATTTCCCATACGCGGTGTAATACGCATCCACTACTTGTCTAATGTGTTCATCTGCATATTCAAAATAAATGACATCACTCTCTTTAAATTCACGATCAAGCACAACATTGTTAATTTGAACTTGAGTAAATACATCCTCTTTCAAACCATATTCTTTAACATTCCAACTATCGGCAATGAAAAGTTCAGATGAAGAGTTGGAAGGAGAAACAATCAAAACTTCGTTATAATAAATAAGTCGCCTAATCATCTTCTTTCTAAACTCAGTTGCATTTGTTTTTCCGTTTGGTGCGACGTTCAATCTGTAAAACATCGCATTCTTTTTGAACTTAAAATTTTCATATGACTTAAATTCTGCTTTACTCATTGCGTTAGCAATTAAATCAATACACGTTTCAATAGCAAACTTTCGATAAATGAAATCTACTTTAAGAGAGTAAAAGTAATCATCCATTGTTTTTGATGATCTTTGAGAAAAATAATCAAGTGCCTTTCGAACTAATCCCACTCTTTCACCCCCTTTCTAAAACACAAGTGTATTGAAACTCTTTTTCTTAGACTCTTTTCCATCTTCATTTTTCCTTATGATTGGTCCAGAATCATAAATATCATCTAAGCAATTCAATCCGTGTAAGAAAGAAAAGAATCCATCCGTTTTTCTAGTTTCGGCATCAATTTTTTCATAACGAATATTTCCGTTAGCAATGTGTTCTTCATAAACGTTCATACAGTACCAACGCATAATTGCATCATCACCAAAATAGACACGTTGATTGATAAATAAATCATCAACTAAATCTTTCAACTTTCCGTGTGTGATTGATCCACTTCGCACAATTTCAACAACGAATCCGGCTTCTTCTAGAGCTGGTTTTAATATCTTAGCTCGATACATATCCATGACAATTTTTTTGATGTAGTATTTCGTACTCATCTCAAGGAACCAATTGACAATATATTCCGCTTCAATGTTCTTACCATGAACTATTTGAGCTTTTCCTTGCTCTAGTGCAATATCAATAATTTCACGTTTGATATTTTGTAGCTTTAAAGCAGATTCATGAATGAACGTATGCTGCTTGAAAAAAACATCATTCGACTTTTTTCCAAGTAAACCAACACTCGCGAAGTCACGACGATCCGCAAAATCAAGAGTTCCAATCACTTCATCTAAATCATTGGGAAATTCTTTTTCTTTGGTATGCAACACATCTTCATAACTCGCAACTGCAAAACGAGTATCTTCCATCGGGCAGTTCATACGCTTAGTCATAAATGTAAGTCGTAGTGATGGGCGGCGCTGCATCTTTGCATACTCGGTATTCATTTTCTTATGCAGCGAAGGGTTCAAATTATACGAAGGACTAGCCTTTTCCCAATTTGATGGGTCATCAACTTCACTTGGATCATCAAGCCTAAAAATAAAAGGGAACATGCTCGAAAAAGCTGCTCCCTCTTTATCTATTCCTAATTCACCATGTAAAATTGCTCTTGCTTCTTCTTTCATATCATCTAATGGTCCACCACGAATATTACCATCAGTTGTAATATGGAATTCTCTATAATCTTCCACTTTACCACCACCTGAACTAGCAACCTCAATAACGTTGTAATCATTGTATTCATGTTCTTCATCGAAAACATTCATACCTGGTCGCTTACTATCCTTTGTCCTAGCATTTGAAGTATTGTAGTGCATCTTACTGTTCGTAGTTTTGTTTCTTATTTCAGTTTTATTGTACGAATAAGCGCTTGATAATCTTGGATTATCTTTCAAAACGGAGTAAACATCGTTAAAAGAAGTCATCGCTTGCTCTTCACTTGTAGCGTAAATATCAATATCATAATTCGGGATACCATGTTTTTTCGACATTAAGAAAAAGCTATTCCAAGATATCCATCCATTTTTTCCAGAGCCACGACCCACATAAACAAAGTAAGTATCAAATACTAAAGAGTCATCTTCTTTCCATCTCAATCCATAAATGAATACTTGAGCGAATTTTTGCCAAAGAAATAATTCAAATGGAAAGTATACATTGGGGACATCAATGGAATCTTCAACCATTTGTTCATTGATATAAACGTCCTCACGATTCAAAACACGAGTAAGCAAATATTCTTTTAATAGCATCTGATCCTTGCAAACTTTTATTTGTCCTGAATCAATTGCATCAAAATAATTTTTGATGTGTTTATAATCCGATATCTTCGTCATCGCCGTCATCTCCTTCTAGAGGATTGACTTCGATATAACAATCAATTTCCAATTGTCTTAAAATATCAGTCATTCGCTTTGATATTTTAGGTAATTCCACAATAGAATCGTTCTTTCTGAGTCCTTTTTGATTGGCTCCATTCTGCCATTCAACCACTGGACCTCTCTTTTTGATATCCTTTGTTAACTTTCTCTGAACATCCCAAAGAACCATGTATTGGTCTAGTAAATCAAGGAAATACGCAGCAGTTAAGCCTTTCGCATCCAATGCAGAATAAAGAGAATTGTAGACATCTTTTCTTTTTTGGCGAGCCAATCTTATCACCTCTTTTCATTTTCTCCACCCACCCCCACGGTTATACGCGAGAAATCAAAAAAATATTTTTTCCTGTCAGTCCTCCCCGTTCGTTGGTTCCCTTAGAATTTCAAATTTTTTTTGATGGGGGGATTACTTTACGAACGGAAAATTTTTTATTGAGTAGTCAACATAAAAAATAATTTCTTCTATTGAATAGTCGAAAACTTTTTTTATTTTTTCCAAATCATTTTCGTTTTGAATCTTTTCTTTAATAGTTGCTGCTCTTAACTTGTTACATCGGTTACCACCAAGCAGGCTACGTATTGAATCAAACCTTGAATAGATTAATCTGTTGATGATTCCCTGAGTCATTGATGAATACTCATTGAACTTATTCATGTCATACTCTCTTGAGTTATCTTTAATGATCATGTGTCACCACATCCGTTCATGTCATTACCACCTCTCACTTGAATCAAAGTTCTTAAATGGTTTATCTACTTTGTTCTGTCCTTCAATATATCTATCGTGTACTTCATTGTGATGATCGATACATAAGCAAATGAGATTATTAATATCCAATGCTAATGCTGGGAAATCTTTCACTTCTTTAATGTGATGAACATTATTTACTTTGTGATACTTACCTTGCTGCTTACACATCTGACATTCAAAGTTGTCTCGCTTCATGGCTAACTGTCTAAGCTTCCGCCACTTACTACAGTCATAGAACTTCTTGAGTTTATCCTCACGAATTAGATTTACTAACCAACGATAGAATTCTTCTGTCACTCGATCACACCCACTTAATAAAAAGAAAAAGACACCTGTCAGCGACAGATGCCTTTCATATATTTCTCGATACTACAATATTACAACAGAAACCTAGAAATGGTAATGAGATAAAAATGAAGTAAAAAGGAACTAAAAATGAAGTGATTTACTCATTGATTTGAATCATCTCAATCCCTTTACCGTATAGAAAACCTACATGGCGAATTGAATAATGCTTTTCTTCCGCGATGAATTCTAAAGTTTTACATTCGATGAAGTATGCTTCTAATACTTCTGCAAAACGATAATCATCTATATGGTCAATCACTTCATATATTTCAGACTTAACACTTACTGAGTTATCAATAAGTCTTTGAATGCGTTTCTTTGTTTCATCTTTTCTATTTAAGATATCCTCAACTGTTACTGGTAAACCGCCGGTTGGCATATCACTTATTCGTTTACTACTCATTCCTTCTAACTGATTATCAATACTTAAAAGCTTTTCTTCTAATCGTTCGATTCGAATTAAGTAGTT